CCAAAGAAAAAACTGGGTGTGTTGATTGGCCGGATTGGTTTGGTAGGGCCGTCATACAGCGACGGTGGCGGACACGGAAATCTGTTTTCAAAGGATCATAAGCGAAAGGTTTTGTGGGGTCGTGATGCTGGAACAATTCGAGCCGTGAATCAGTTCGTGAAGAAAACGGCGGACGAAACCAGAGCAGCAGCATCAGCGGCCGTCACTTCAACCTTGAAGTCTGGAATCGAAGCAGCAGCAAATCGGATGGCAAAGTAATGGCGGATCTCGGTAGTGCAGTGCGAGGATATTTGGCGGCAAATACGGGTGTTTCTGCACTCGTGTCGACTCGTATATTCCCGGACGTTCTACCGCAGGGATACACCATCAAGACTGGCGGTGCGTTGACCTATACGGTGATAAGCACGACGCACGATCACCTGATCAACGGGCTTTCTGGTATTGCCAGAAGCCGAATCGAGTTTACCGCATTTGCCTCCACGCGGGCCGGTGCGAACCTAATTGCAGAAGCAGTCAGGGCAAGCGATTTACAGGGTTACACCGGAGCAATGGGCGGCGTGTCGATTGAATCTGTAATGATCACAGGAGGCATCCAGACGCTGGATGAGCGGCCGACTGATGGATCACAGGAGCATCGATATTTAACGATTTTTGACTATATGATCGCTTATCAGGAAACGGTGTAAAATGGCAACGGGAACACGATTTAAGACCGGCAACACAGCAACGATTACACTGGGTGGAGCACAGACGACCGGCATCACTACAGCGTGGGCGGGAAATGTTGTTTCCATTAATCCAGGGGAATGGACGCTTGGTGAGCGCGACGTGACATTGCTGGCAGACACTGGATTCACCCGAAATGACCCACACGATTTGGCTACGCCAAACGAGATTAGCGGCGTGGTTCGGTTCAGTCCATCTTTGGGACTGCCGCCAATTGACGGAACAGTCGCAACTGTGACTGTCACGCTTCCGCAGCTCAGCACAGCAACCAGCGGAGTAACACGCGGAACGATCACAGGCAAGGCGTTCTTCAGCCGTGTTGCGTTTCCTCAGTTGGCAAACAACGAAACGATGGATTGTGAGTTCACCTTGAAAATGACTGGCGAAACCCTATCACAGACACGAGAGACATGATGCAAATCAAATTGATTGACCACATCGGCGAAGCTCCTAACGGATCGCCAGTGGATCACGAGCAATGGATCGTGTTTTGCGATGACGTGCAGGTCGGATACTTGCCGAAATCGCCCGACGCATGGCTGCAGTGCATTGTGTCATTCAGCGAAACAACAAAGGCTGAATTGATTCAGGCTGTGAATGAAACAGCAGCGTTAAAAATCGGCGGCGTTGTTATGCCGGTCGATCCCGATCTCGAACCAAACGAGGATGAAGAGTAATGACACTAACGAGAGCGACGTTAGGAAAGTTGACGAAACGAGCAACAAAGGACATCGAAGTCTGCGGGCATAAGGTCAGGCTTCAGCGACCAACGCCGCTGGAGCACTCGCAATACCAGATGTCCTTGGTCGACAAGGATGGCAAGTGGAATGCGACGAACCTAAACGATGCAATCATGCTGCTAACCGCACGCATGTGGATTGACGAAGAAGGCGAGCGGTTGTTTAAGGATACCGAGACGAAACAACTCGGCTCAATTGATCTTGCGTTTTATCAGCAGTTGTCGGAGCAGTGTCAGAAGTTTGCCATCGTTAGTGAGGCGTCGACAACGCTGGGGGAGTCCGACAAAACCACCGTCTTAGATTCGCTTGCCGAGTCTGCCTTGAGCTAGGAATAGACGATCCAGAGGCGTGGTTGGATTCGATATCGGATCGGGTGTTTGATGTGTGGTGGGCGTACTACCAGTGCGAGCCGTTTGGATCGCACTGGGAACAATTCGCGTCTGTCTCTGCAATGATTCACAGCAACACGGTGATGATGGCGGCAACACGAGGGGCAAAGGTCGATCCGTTGAGCGTGGTCGATTTTATGCCATCGGATTCGATGAAGTGGCAGAAACGGACAAAGCTAAAATCACGCGGCATTAGTCACCCAAAGGCACAAACTGACATTCTCAAGCGGGCATTTGGTTTCTCATGACAACGATCACCGCACTCAATGTACGTCTAGGAATGGACGTATCCAACTTCAGCGAGGGGGCAAACCTCGCGAAGGGCGAAGTGTCTAAAGTCGCCACGATTATGCGTCAGTCGGTGCCGCCTGCGGAAAAGTTTAAGCAGGAGCTGGGGCTGCTAAATCGTGCGTTTTCTGAGTCCGGAAAAAAATCGGTTGAGTATGCGAACGCGGTCGAGCATTTGAAGCGAAAGCACGAACAGGCTGCACCGGCGATCAGAGACGTGACCAAGGCTTCAAAGGAAGCGGGGGTATCATCATCATCGGCAATCGCATCAATCAAGGGCATGGCAGCAGCCTACCTGAGCGTTCAGACGGTCGCAAAGTCAATCAACCTTGCATCACAGGTCGAGGATGCCACGATCGCATTTGAGGTTTTGACCGGCAGTGCAAAAGACGGACAGTTACTGTTTGAGCAGATTCGCAAGTTTGCTGCCGAATCGCCAGTTACGTTTAGCAATGCTGCAGACGCGACGAAAACAATGATGAGTTTTGGCGTCGCCGCGCAGGACGTGCAAAAAAATCTGCAGATGCTGTCTGATGTCACAGGTGGGAACAACGACCGATTCAAGATGCTGTCGCTCGCATTCTCTCAGACAACGGCAGCCGGTCGGCTCATGGGTCAAGACCTGCTGCAGATGATCAACGCGGGGTTCAATCCGCTGCAGCAGATCAGCAAGACCACCGGCGAAACGATGATTGAGCTAAAGAAGCGAATGGAGGACGGTGGAATATCATCACAGGAAGTTCGACAAGCATTTGAGGATGCTACTTCAGCCGGCGGGATGTTCCACGGCATGACCGAGCGACTAGCTGGTACGGTCAGCGGAAAGCTCAACATCGCACTCAGCGACCTTGAGCAAAAGGCTGCATCTGCGGGGCAAGCAATGGGGCCGCTGCTTATTCAGTTGCTCGACACCTTTACGCGATTGAAGCCAATTCTTGATGCGGTCATTAACCTGATCGATGGCATATCGCAGGGGCTGGGGTTTGCAATCGCGGTGGTGACGGACCTGATTAACAGCGTCAAAAATTTTACTGTCGACACTACCGAAATGAACAAGTTTCTCGACTTGCTAGAGCAGCGAGAACGAGAAGCCGCATTTGAAAAAGAAAAGCGAACACATGAAGAGTTTCAGCAAAAAAAAACCGTGGTAAATGAAGTTGCAATTGCCGAACGCAAGGCTGCGGAGCAGGCGCATGATTCGCAAATGAAGGCGATTGAAGACCAAAAAAAAGCAAAAGACGACTGGTTTAAAGAGCAGAAACAGAAGTACAAAGACGAGCAACAAATGTACAAAAAGGCGGCTGAAGATCGCAAGAAAGAGCGAGAACAGGCAGCACGACAGGTTGAAGAGCAATTTCAGCGAGACATGGAAACGGCTCGCAAAGCCGCAATGGATTACTTTGCACAGCAGGAAGAAAAGAACAAGCAGCGCAGAGCAGACGTTGCGGCCGGGCCGGGTGCCGGCATGGAAGTCGGATCTGCTGAGGCTGCCAAGTTTTCAGCAGATCAAATCAATCGTCAGATGAGCGTGGCGGCCGTCCCAGATCAGCCAACGCCGGGCGAAGTGCAGATTGCATGGAAGGCAGAGCAGCTTTTTAAAGAGCAGCAGGCAGCGAACGCATTGGCGACGCGGCAGATTGCGATCATGGATAGCCTGCTAAGAGAAGCAAAAGAAAATGGATTCAGGAGAATTCGATAATGGCTGATCTCAGCGGAATTACGGCGGTTAGGCCGACAGCAACAACGCAGGTTCGCACCTTGCAATACGGCGGCACCGTAGCAGTCGGGCAGCCAGTTTCCCTTAGCTCCAGCAAGTACGTCGCATCGGACGCGAACGCATCGGCAACGCTGGCAGCAGCGACAGGAATCGCAATGACGCCTGGCGTGACAGATGGCTATGGACTTGTTGCCGTTGGCGGATCGATCATTCTTGTCGGCACGACAATGACAGTCGGCGAAACTTATCTTGTGTCCGACACGGCTGGAGGAATCATGCCGAACGCTGACAGATCGACGGGCGACTATGTGACGAGACTTGGGACAGCATCGACGGCAACGCAACTTGACTTGGCAATTCAAGCGACAGGAATACAGGTTCCGTAATGGCAACGACACTGCGAGGCGAAAAAAGCGAGGGCAAGTCCAGCATTCGATCATCCGGCGGGATCGCGGTGCTGGAAGAGGAGTATCACTTTCTTGTCGAGTGCGACTCGGTGAACGTGTCGCGGCTGGAGGTGCTTAACACCACTGGCTTGCCGATTGTCAACGTTAGCACATCATCCAGCGGGTTTTGCATCTGCCGTGGACTTGACGCGACGCGAAGAGAAGACCAGCGAAAACTTTGGGATGTTAGTGCAACGTTTAGCTCCGAGGTGTCTGAAGGTCAGTCGTCTACGGCGTCATCTGGAACGAGCGTCAGTTCCGATCCGACTGAGTGGGTTCCGATTTACGAAACGAAGTTCGAGCGGCAGCAATCTATAGCGAGTTTCGACCAAAGCGCAGTCGCCATCGCAAACAGCGCCGGTCAACCATTCGAAACGGGCATCACGATTTCAAGATTTATTCCCATTTGGGAGTTGTATCAATTTGAGTCCGATTCAATCACGGATGAAAATGTCATCGATCGAAACGAAGTAGTAAATAACGGCACATTTAAGGGGAAGGCCGCAAAAACGCTTTTGTGTACTGTGCTGTCATCGGTAGTCGGCTTTTACTACGGATCACGAAGACGATTAACGCGATATGCGTTGCGATACAGAAGCGGCACGTGGAAGCACAAGCGGCTAGATGTCGGGACTGTTTATCTCGACGGCGGAAAGCTTAAGCCATATTTAGACGACAATGGAAACGTGATTCTTGGCGGGCTAAACGGATCAGGCGGGAAAGTCGCAGCGGGAACCGCACCAAGCACATTGGAATTTGATATGTATCCAGAGGTGTCGTTTAGCAGCTTCCTGAGAGGCTAACATGCCAGACGAACGAACATATGGATTTAACGCAGACGATGCGGCTTCATTGCTGCAGTCAATTGGCACTGGGGAAACGACCTACGCTGAGATTCGACCACGCGGCGGAATGAGCCGCCTGCAGGTTGTTTTAACGTCAGACCTGCCAGCGGCCGTTAACACCAAGCGAGACCCAAGCACAGCAACTGCACGAGTACTCCGCAGGAAAACAGACGGTGATTTGACGCTGTCTACAGACTCAATCACGATCGTAAATCGCTTTACACAAATCAGCGTCGACGCTGGCACATATGGCAAGGCTGAAATGATCGACGGCGAATGGCAGCTCTACGCTGCTGATTGTCCGGGCGGCTCATGGTCGGAGAGTCTGTGATGCTGCTGGGATGCTGCCATTGCGGAGAAACGCCGAGCGAGTCAATTCCGCCGAGTGTGAGCGTGAGCCAGTCATCTGCCGCGCCAATTCAGACCGTGACAGTTCCCTCGTGCCCTGCTCCAAGATGCTTAAATGATATTGCGCCGATCCGTTACAGTTTTACTGTTACCGATCCCGGTGGAGCGTCTGCAGTTTGCCAAGGCTCTTACATGGGCACATTCACGGTGTATCATTCTGGTTCATCATGTTTTTCGTATTTATCTGCAGAGCGACCACGCAAACTGTCAGGGGCGACGTGTATAGATCACACGACGGGAGAGCGGTTCGCACTTAGCATCGGCGGTGCAGTATTCGGAGGCAATACTCAGTTTTCGCTGCAGGCTGTTTACAATAACGGCGGCAGTAATATCGCTATCGCGAGCTATTCGCTCAACGCTGGTGCGCAAGACATAAACTGTGTCAGCTCGTTTACGTTGACGAAAGGCTCAGTGGATTCTTTGGGCTTCAAATTTCCCACTACGATTACGATTACTCCGATATGACATGCGTTCATGAATACAGCATCGGCGAGGTTGATAGGCTAGGTTGCAGAAACACTGAAGCCGCCCTGAGTGGCGTAGTGCCATTGTCGTTTTGCATGAATTGCCCGTGGAAAGAAACGGAACGAACTTTGGCAGCAGTGGGTTTCTTCGCACAAACAGAACAACTTTTGATTCAGAAAGCCAGACGCGGAGAAATCACAGTAGCGGCGGCACCATGCGGCGGATGCGGAGAAACGAAACACCGAGTGCCGGAGCCTGAAGTTACTCAATTTGTTTGGCCGTATTGGGACGGCGGGGCACAGGCTGACGAACTTCGATGGTCCATCCGATCAGTCGAAACGTTCTTCCAGGGCAAAGCAAAGATCACAATCATCGGTGACAAGCCGGATTGGTATCACGGGCACGTCATCATAAAAAAGAGAGTCCCACACACGAAGCCAAATCGAGCCTTTCGCGACATGCTTGGCAAGGTGTTCTATATCGCAACACATGCGGAGATTGATCCTGAGTGCGTGTGGATGATGGATGACATCTATTTCCTCAAGCCATTCACATTAGACGACATCAAGACACCTCGTGCAGAGCCGTGGCGACCGGACGAGAGCAACAGTTGGCAGAAGCGTAAAACGGCGTCGATGGAAGCACTGGCGGCCCGTGGATTAACTCAACACGACTACGCAACGCATCTACCGCACTGGCTGGAAAAAGACAAACTGCGGGCGATGTTCGACGACTTCAATCTGCACGAGCATACGATGCTCTGGGAAGTGTTGTACGGCAATGTGTACAGAGCAACGCCGCAACGCACGCGGCCATTCTTTGCGCGGTTTCAGCATCAGGCGGACAAAGAAACATACCAGCGACTGACAGCAAACGCGACTGTTATCAATAACACTGAGCCAGCATGGTGCGATGGGCTACACGACTTTCTTGCCGAACGGTTGCCGACTCCTTCAAGCGTTGAGGCTGAACATGAAGCATCGAAGCCGGTTTACATCATCACAAAGAAGGGGCCACGAACTGTAAAGCGTCGGCCACTGGAAACGCACAGAGACTACATCGAGAAGCAGGCTCAATGATTCCTCATATCATGATCATCCAGTCGGCCTACACTGACCGCAGGCTATCAGAGCGACGGCTGGAGATTTCTCGACACACTGCGATACCATCGCTCGCATACCAGACTGTCAAGCCGATCATTCACATCGCGGTCAATCCGGACGATCCGTTTTTGGCCGAGCGACTTGAAGCGTTCCGGTCGACAGGCTGCGAGGTGAAGCCGCTTTACCGGCCCAACTGGAAACTCTACCGCGAGAACTGGGAGCTTCCAGAGGGGCGAAAGATCGTCAGCCGCATGGACGATGATGACGTGATCTGTAAAGAGTATTGCGAACGGACAAGGGCACAGGCCCCAGAGTCCGGCGAGTGGAATCTCATCTGGCCGAACGGTTACGTCTTTTGGCGTGAGACCTGCTACCTGCTGCATCATCCGGGCATTCAGTTCGTTACGCTGGTAACAGATCACGACAAAGATCCGCATCAGGAACAGCACTGGGGATACCATAAGCGATGGCAAACCAAAGTCGTTTCCAATGCAGTCGGATGGATTTGGGTTCGTCATGGCGATGCGGCATCATCAACGCTGCCAAGGTATCGCAAGGTCAAGCAAGGCGGCATTGACGCAAAACGGATTCCGATCAACCTGAGAGCGATCCTGCGAGCCATTGCGGACTCTGGCACAGCGAGCGGGAACTACACTGAACACCGCAATCCAGCTTTGCTTGCCCATGTACTACAGCAAAACAAACGGCACGAACCGACAGCGCCAGCGGGGCCGCGTTTTCTGGTCGTAGTCCCGACACATCGACTGGCGGTGGCTCAGGCGACAATCGACGAACTGCAAATGTCGTTCACCTACCCGACAGAGTTTCACGTTCTTGATGGGACGCCCTCGAAATGTCACGCTCTGAACAAGGCTCTGGCGGAACTGCTCGATCCAGCAAAGCATGATATTTACGTGACGATCGACGATGACATTTTGCCCGGAGAAAACTGGCAGCACTTCATCGCATGTGCCTTTGATCGCATTCCGAAGCTGGGAGCGTGCGGGGTCGATTACAGCGGGACTGAAGAAGGCCGGACGCTAATGGCCAACGCGATGAACTCGCCAGTGCAGCAGGTCAGAGATATCCAGTTCCGAGACGCGACTGGGTTCATGAATCTGGCTGGTGGTTGCTTTGCGATCAGACCTGCACTAGCCAAAGAAATCGGCCCGTATCCATTCGCGGACGATGGCAGACAATACCACGCGGACGAAGACGGCTGGAGGTCGCATCAAGTCACGAGACGCCGCTGGCGGGTCGGCTATGTCACGAATCCCAATGAGCCAGTCAGAATGATCGCTCACAGGAACACAGAGCAGTATGAAACGAAAAAACAAAACGACATTCAAGCGTGGCAAGCAAAGCCCGTCTGGCAGTGAAATCATAGTTACGGCCCCGGCGTCATGAACCGGAGAAACGCAGTCTGGGAAGGGCCGCATCCGATCGGGTGCGGCTCACTGCGTTTTCGGACTTGATTCTGGCGCGACGGGTGCTATCATAGAATCAACGTCACACGGTCAGGTGTGATATGTCAGTAAGTTTTCCGGGCTGTAAACCCGGACTGCCTAAGCCCGCCGCAAGTCTGACCGCTTGCGTGCGGGTTTTTGCATTTGGAGATTTGCATGTTTACCACAGACAGCAGGACAGAGAATTTTCTGACTGCGATGGGGATTAAGTACGAGTATTGCAACGGGTTACGTTTGCCGGATGACTTCGCAAAAGGCTGGAATACCGAGAACATTGGTAGGACGGTTGCGGTGCGAGAAGATGCCGTTTTGGAATATGCAGCGTTGATGGAAGCGGGATCAGCGGCACCAGCGCCGATTCTGTGCAAGACGGAAGACGGGCTGCGGGTTTTGGATGGAGTTCAGCGATTGTCAGCGGCGGAACTGCAGCAGACAACCAGAATTTCTGCCTATGTCGTTTCGACCGACAATGAGGATTCACTGGCTTCTATTCGTGTTCTCGCAAACGCACGAATGCAGGGCAGAGCGGAACCGGCAGAATGGACGCGACGACGGGCGGTTGAAGTGCTTGTCGTCGGCAGGGGGATGAGTGCGGCGGAAGTCGCCAAAATGGGCGGATGGAAAACAGCGGATGTTAAACGCATTGCGGACGCAATTGAATTGCAGTCAAGAATTTGCCACATCGGAGGGCCGGAACTGTCCGACGCAATGCTGGCAGAGCTTCGACCGTTCATTGAAAAGGGGCCTGTCCTTGAGCAGGCATCTCAGCCAGTGACAGGGTTTTTGCAGACTCTGAAGCAGTCGCGAATGTCGGCTACGGACGCAACGCCTTACATTGAATCATTCTTTGGATCTCTTCCGAAGTCTGCAAACCCGCACAAGGTCTACGCAGACCGGCTGGAGGAATTGCACGAAGACCCGGAAATTCGCTCACGGATTACAGGCAGGCAGTGTGCAGAGCTGCCGAAGGATGTCGTGCTGCTTCGAACGCTGAAGACAGCAGAAACTGTGATTGACCACATTTTGACGCATGGCGAGCGAGTGCCAAACGTTGATGAATTCTTTCGGCTTCTGAATCGACTTGACGCGAAGCTAAAGTCGATCGCACCAAACAAGGCGGCACAGACTGTTCGCGTTCCTGCTGATATGTGGAGTGACAAACGATGAGCGTTTCGCAAGTAAAAAAACGGTTTGCTGAAATGGAGTCATATCTAGGCAGGGACAAAGAAGCGTTGCGGCGTCTGAAGTTGTTGAAAGATGACGTGAACGTGCTAAGAACGTCGCTGGCTGCTGCAGAAGAAAAGGCAGCGGAGGCGGAGGTAGTGAAGGAGGCGGCACGGAAACGGGCAGATGACGCTCAAGAGGCGGCGTCAATTGCAAAACAGGACCTAGAGTCGACGCTGAGCAGGATATCAGCAATAGAGTGCACTGTAACGGTGCTTCGCGATCAGTTAAAGCAGGCTACTGAGGAAAAAGACTCACGAAAGGCAGAACCAGCAGACGAGGAGTCTGCTATTAAGCAGATGATGAGAGACTTGATAAAAGTGAGTGAATATTGTCCAGTATCTCCACGCAACGGAGGCAAAATTCCTGCCGACACAATGTGGTTCAATAGGACAGACTTTTGTTCCGGATGGTCCCGCAAAGACATTTGGACTCTTGGTGCATCAGTAGCGGCACTTGTGTTTATGAATGGGCAGATAGTGCTGTATACAGACCACACGGCAGGAGTAATGAAAAAGAAGCACAGACTAGGCTCGTTCGTGGCACCAATTGTTCGATGGATAAAGAAAAATATTCGACCAGACGGCGTGGATGAGCTATGGGACTCGCTGAGTGAGGATCGCAAAGAGCAAGGCGAGCAAACTGGAAGAATGGAAGATACTGGAATAGCATTATTCGGCAGAAAAATTTAGGAAAGGCAACACGATGAAAATTGGAATTTTTAGGGAAGCTTTGACGACGCGAAGAACGATAAAAGATATTGAGCGAAGGGAGGCAATAAGAACGGTCACGTACTTTCGCCACAAAGTCGCCGGTCACAATCCAATGTCATATCGGAAAAGCTTCGACGATAAGCATTGACAATTCACGCAAAATCATTAACGATGCGTTTGCTGTCACCGTGGAAAGTGACCAGCGGCGTGCAATTGAAACGAATCATTGAATCTGGGCAGCCTGTCCCGTACACTCAGGCAACGCGATTGCACGTCGCACAATCCACAATGACAGCCAGAGCAGCAATGCCCTGGCTGTCGGCGTTTGGTGAGTGCAGAAAAGGTTGTCGTCTTGGTGGTAACTGGACACAGAAATACCGCCGCTGTGAAATTCGTCGCAAACTGCGTGAGCCAAAATTTCTAGGCAATGTCCAAACTGACAACCTAGACAGTCCAGAGGCCTCGGTCACTGTTGAGCGAAACACCAAGACAGGCTGAATCCGACAGTCGCTGCAATACAGGACTGGATAAAGCGGCGGTGCGCATAGGGAAGACCCAATAAAAACACGGGCAAAACAAAATCTTTCCCACAATCTCACAAAATGATATCACCACGCATTGACGCCAATTCCGATAGTGATATCATGCCCGCATCGAGACGCAAAACACCTGGTAAGGAAAAGAACGATGATCACAACAGAACAGCTCAACGCAGTAGCCGCAATGATCGGAACGACTGACAAGAATCTGGTTTTTACAGCTTGCATCAAGACTCTGGTTGAAGCCGGAATGGACGTGAAGCTGGCTATGGAGTTTGTTCTCGGGAAAAACAATGTGGATGCCATGATTGGCGACCTTTACGACGGACTGCGAGCACAGACATGATTGGTGGAAAACACGAAGGGGCTGACAGCGCAGCCCCAACAATCCGCAACCTGCAAGCCCGCATCATTTACGCCCAGCACGACGGCAACCACGCCGAAGTCCTGCGGCTCAAAAAGGAACTGGAGAACGTGAAGTGACAAAGAAAGTCAAAGGCAATCCTCAACTGCTGCTGCGTGTTCCGCCGGAACTGCAAAAGCCGCTGGCGGATGAATCAGCGAAGACCGGCGAGACTCGGCAGGGCGTGCTGTGGCGGATCGCGGCGAAGTATTTTAAGGGGCGGAAAGCGTGAGTGCGGTAACTGATTACAGTCGATTCGTTGAAAAGAAATCGCAGTGGCTGAACGAGTCCGGATTTGAAGCGGAATCACTTCCTGAATTTCTCTACGACTTTCAGAAGCATCTTGTGCAGTGGGCGTTGAGAATGGGTCGCTCAGCGATCTTCGCTGATTGCGGAATGGGTAAAACTGCGATGCAGTTGGCCTGGGCGGAAAAGGTCATCGAGCGAACAAATAGACCTGTATTAATCGTTACGCCACTGGCTGTCGGTGCTCAGACAGTCGAGGAAGCGGACAGATTCGGCATCAAGGCCGTTCGGTCTCGCGACGGAAAGCACGACGGAAGCACGCAGTGCGTTGTCACAAACTACGAGCAACTTCATAAGTTCGATCCAGCTTCGTTTACTGGTGTCGTTTGCGACGAATCAAGCGGAATAAAGGACTTTAAGAGCGAGCGAAAAGCAACAGTCGTCGAGTTCATGCGAACAATTCAATTTCGACTGCTCTGCACAGCAACGGCCGCCCCTAACGATTTCTGGGAACTTGGCACGTCATCAGAGGCACTTGGGTTGCTCGGGTTTCGTGACATGATCACGAAGTTTTTTAAGCAGGAAACGTCAAAGGATCATCACGGATGGGGCCGCACAAAATACCGTTTTCGCGGTCACGCTGAAGAACCGTTTTGGTCGTGGGTTTGCTCGTGGGCAAGATCAATTCAAAAACCTTCTGACCTCGGGTTTGATGATAGTCGATTTATTCTTCCGCCACTGACCGA